CGCGACCAGACAGCGCTTTACCGGCGGGCGATGGACGTTTTCCTTGATCTGCGGGACGCCAACAAAAGCGGCTCCAAGGTGTCAGAAAAGGACGTGCTAGCGAGGCTGGAGAAACCGGGCTTGCTCATTGTCGACGAGTTTCAGGAGCGCGGCGGATCGGACTGGGAAAACCGCGTGATCTCCAACCTGCTCGACAAGCGCTACGCCGCCAAGCGGCCGACGATCCTGATCACCAACTTCACCACCGAGGAGATCCGCGGCGCGCTCAGCGACTCGGTGAAATCCCGGATGCGCGAAAACGGCAAGGCGTTTGTCTGCGACTGGCCATCCTTCCGAAAATGAAAACCAAACCACGACAGCAACAACACCTAAGAAAATCGATGAATCGAGAACACCCAGCAGGGAAGGGCGATGCTCCCCGAAAAGTAGACGGAGACGCCTACCGCCAAAACCACGACGCCATTTTCCAGAAAACCCTACTCGAAGTCTGTCTGCTATGCGGCGACTGCGACTGCATGGAGGATCGGGATTTTGATACATATGATGAAACCACCTACCACGAACAACCATGAACAAACAATACTGGATCATTGATACAGGCGGCAACGGCGAAAGCATGAACACACGCGAAGCCTCTGGCCCATACCCCACGAAGAAAGCCGCCGAGAAAGCCGTGCTGAAGGACTACGAGAATTTTTGGGACGATGCTTGCACCTGCCTGAAAGAAGGCTGCGACAAGGACGGCTGGTGTGAGCCGCTGCTTATTGTGGAGGTCGTCCGCACGGTCGTTCCAAAGATCACCGCCAAAATCCAACTTGTTGACGCATGAACGCACACGACTTAATGGATATAGTAGCGGCGAGCATCTTTGCCGTTTTTATGATAACCCTTTTGATTACATACAAATGAACGCACAAAACGCACGTGAATATCTGCCGCTCGTCCAAGCGATAGCCGACGGGAAGACGATCCAAGTGCTAGGCAAAGATGGGAACTGGTATGATTCTCCGCTCCTCAATACCCCACCCAGTCGCTACCGAATCAAACCCGAGCCGCGCACGTTTGAGATGTGGCTATTTCACCCAATGGGAAGAATGTATCCGTTTGTTGAAGGCGAAGAATGCTTTGCCGAAAATGAGGAATGGGAGCGCATCACGGTGCAGGAGGTGCTGAAGTGAGCGACACACCAGAAACAGACGGCGAATGGAACAGAATAGCTTGTTACGATCACCCACAATTTGAGCAAGGGATTGCTGAGTTTGCCCGTAAGCTAGAACGCGAGCGTGATGAGGCGAGATTTGATCTAGCCTTTAGGCGTGACCTTTGTGCGTTACAACAAAAACAGTTAGACGAGGTATGCCTAGAGCGCAATGAGTGGAAAGAAGTGGCAGAGGGTAGTCTCCTTGGGGCAATTCACGAACGCGATGAAGCTGTCCGATCCTGCCACATCTGGCAGGATGGCTATCGAGCCTTGCTGGATGAGCGCGATCTCTGGAAAGCTGAAGCTGAACGGTGGCGGGATTGCCAAAAGGATGATTGAAACAAACGTTTGATTTTATAGCCTATACCTACATGAACTCCGTCCAATCACTCCTCCCGCTGGGTTTCCGCATGACGCTTGAATGCTCGGCGGCCAATCCGGGAGACAAAAACCACCACCTACGCCGGAAGCGGAGCGGGCTTTACCAGTTGCGATTCACCGTCGACCGTGGCCCGAAATACGTTGGCGAGCGGGTCGTTGTCAGTTTGCGAACGAGGGACTCCGAGGAGGCGCAACAACGGCGCGACACCGTGCTGGAGGCGCTGACCAAGGCAAAGATCATCAATGGTTTTATCATTGCCGACGTGGAGGTCATCACGGGGACCACCACCCACGATTGACGAGGGGTCGCGCGCGCGGAAGATTCGGAGGTATGAAACGAGTTTCGATCAAAGCGGGTGGACCGAAGAAGAAGGCAGCCGCCAAGAAGATCGGGCGGCCCACGAAGCGCACCCCTGCGGTCGTGAAGCGGATTCTGGAGGGGCTGGCGAATGGCACCCCGCTAACGCTTCTGTGCGATGACGCGAAGATGCCGAACTGCGACGCGGTCCGATGCTGGATGAATTCAGACCCCGAACTTTCCAGTGCCATCGCGCGCGCGAGGGAGGCGGGGTTTGATCGGATCGCGGCAACGGCCTTGGAACTTTCCGACGGGGCCATGAATCACGCCCATGGAATGCCAGGCACCGGCGAGGCGGGGGCGCGGGTGATGGCAGTGAAATTAGCGGTAGAGACGCGGCTCAAGCTGTTGTCGAAGTGGGACCCGAAACGCTACGGCGACAAGATCACCCAAGAGATCAGCGGCCCGGACGGCGGACCGATCCAGTCGGTGACGGAGGCCAAGCGCACGGCGGAAGAAGAGGCGGCTTTCGCCCTCATGCTGGCGAAGGCGGATCAGGCGGCACGGCCACCGATGCCATGATCCCGCTTGGCGACTGTCCGGCCTATTTCGCGTGGCGGAATCTAGGGATGGACCTTTACGGCTGGCAGGCCGAGTGCCTGCGCTCGATTGGCTACCAGAAGCACGGCGGCCAACCCACGGCAGTCTGCGCGGCTAACGGTAGCGGCAAGACGGCGGCCATCATCGGCCCTGCGGTGACGTGGTTTCTCAATCGCTACCCGCGAGGCAAGGTGGTCATCACCTCGGGATCTTGGAACCAGTTGCAAAATCAGCTGTGGCCCGCGATCGAGCGCTTTGCCAAGCCTTACGGCTGGAGGATCACTAGCGGCAGTTCGCCGGTCAAGGTGATCACCCTTGAGGGCGGCGAGGCGATCGGGTTTTCAACGAACAATGCCGACAAGGCGGAAGGCTGGCACCCGACTTATGGACCCGAGGTCGATCCCGTCTTCATCATCATCGACGAAGCCAAGGGAGTGCCGGACGAAATCTTTGGGGCGTTCCAGCGCTGCACCGTTGCCTATCAACTGTGGACCTCGTCGCCGGGCGCGCCATCGGGGAAATTCCACTCGGCATTCTTCAAGCTCTCCGGGCTCTACTGGACGCGGCGGGTGACTTCGCTGGAATGCCCGCACATCTCGCCGGTGAAGCGCGAGCGCGACAAGCTGGAACTTGGCGAGGATTCCCCGCTCTACCGGTCGATGCACTTGGCGGAATTCACCAGCCTTGACGGACGGGTGATCCTGACGCCGGAAGCACTAGAGAAGGCGTTCACGATCCAGCCCGAGGCCGACGCCAGCGGGGAAAAGGTGGCATTCTGCGATTTTGCGGCAGGCGGCGATGAAAACACGCTGGCACACCGTCACGGCAACGTGATCCGCCTGCACGCGTTCTGGCGCGACGTCAACACGACGCAGGCGCGGCGGGATTTCCGCGAGTCTTTCCGGCAGCTGCAACTTTACCCTGGTCAAGTCTTCGGCGACGCGGACGGGATCGGCAATGTGATCATCAAGGACTTCGCGGAGGAGGGATTCCGGCTGAACGAATTCCACGGCGGCTTTCCGGCCAGCGATCCGCTGAACTACGCGAACCTGATTTCCGAATGCTGGATCGAGGCGAGCCGCGACATCGAGCGCGGAAGAATCCACCTCGGACCGCGTGAGAAGTTTGATCCGGGACTGTTCGAGCAGCTGACGACGCGGCGGCTGGAGTGGGACGCCAAGGGGCGGCTGCGGATCGAGAGCAAGGACGATATGCGGGCGCGGGGGATCAAATCACCCGACCGCGCGGACGCCTACGTCGGCGCGATCATGTGCGGGTCGCGGATGACCGGTGCCGTGTCTGAGCGGTCGATCCTATCCAGCACCAGCAGCGGCAATGATTTCGCGGGGAGCTTCGTGCGGTTCTAGGAACGGGGACCACTGGAAGCGATTCCATCGCCTGTGGATTCGGCGCACGTTGCCAACGTGAAGACTACCTCGCTCGGAATCCTGACCATCCTGCTCGCCCTCGGCAACGCCGTCGCATCCTATCTGAAAACCGGAACCTTCAGCATCACGGAGCTGGTGCCGACCGTCACGACGGGCTGGGCGCTGATCCATGCGCAAGACGCGATCAAGTTCTGATTCGCTTCGATCATGAGCGCCATCGTCCCCCCATTAAAACCCAAAGCGTCACGGGCGCTGGTCACTGCGACCGCCTTGTCAGCTTACGGCAAAGCGTTGCCGAGTGTCTACGTCCTAGCGGTGCGCGGCTACTACCGCGACAGCATGGGGAAAGTCGGCTACAACGACGTTTCAATCTACGACGACGCCTTTTTCATCGTCAGCCCCTGCGGCTTTTCCTCCTATAACGGCAACGTCGATCCGAGCCGCTTCGGGTGGAACGAGGGCGCACAAAAATTCATGGCCCGCCTCAAGGCTGGATGCTGGGAATTCCGCCGCCTGAAACACCACCCGAGTCGTCCAACTGGTTACATGGCATTCGGACAAGGCGACAAGCCCGTGACCGTCCAGCGCATGAAAGCCGACGGCACCGTGCATGACGAAGAGACGGGCTGCTTCGGGATCAACAACCACCGAGGCGGGATCAATGGCACCTCCTCTGAGGGCTGCGTCACCGTCCCGCGCGAGCAGTGGCCCTCGTATTACGGCCAGCTTGCCGCTGCGCTGGAGTTGGCCAGCCAGAAAACTTTCCCGCTGATCCTCGTCGAAGGACCTATCAACTGACTTTTTCACCATGATCGAATTACCCATCGCGTGGATTCTCGCCACCATCGGCACCCTCTCCGGGGCCATCGCCACTCTCGCAGGCATCATGTGGGGCTTCATGAAGTCAAGGCTGGCCGCCCAGGACAAGATCATCGCCACCCAGACAGTCGTCATCGAAAAGCTGCAAGAGGATGTTTTTCGGATGTCCAAGGGCTGCGGCATCAATACCTGCCTGTGGCGGCCGCGATGAACCGTTAGAACTTTATTTTGACCATGAAAACCAACTTTACACCGATCGGCTCCGCCCTGCCACCCCGCCGTGATACCCTCGCTGCGGCAGCGACCCTTCGCACTATCGAGCGCGATGATGCGCCGATGATTCAACCCGCGCCACAGGAACGGACGTTGGACTTTTTCGAGCGCGACCAGTTGCCGAGCGACGTGCGGGCGACCTTGTCCTCGGCGTGGGGCGGCGATCTGCGGATGCAGGCGATGCTCTTCAACGCGATGCTCGACACATGGCCGCGCTTGCAGAAGAACCTCAACGAGATCGCCCGTCGCGTCATCTGTTCGCCATGGAAGGTCGTGCCCTATGCCAAGCGAGGGGAAAACCCCGACCCAAAAGCGGAGCAAATGGCGGCAGAGATCGAAGACGTTGTCTGGCGGATGCGCTCGGCCTCGGATCGTGGCGAAAACGGACTGGAAGCCACCATCCGCAACATCGTTTTCGGTTACTACTACGGCCACGCTGTTTCGGAAATCCACTGGACTCAGGACAAGGACAAGACGTGGCGGCCGCGCTGCACCAAGCAACTGCCTGCCCGATACTATGGCTACCCGACCTACGAAGCGACATCCGACCGCCTCATGCTGGACGCCTCCGGCAGCGGCAGCAGCTACGCTATGCAAGACTTTCCGGCGCACCGTTTCCTAGTGGCGGTCAACTCCGGCCACACGGGCCACCCGCTCGTTGGCGCACCGCTGCGGGCGCTGACCGGCTACTGGCTGGCGAGTAGCTACGGCCTCAAGTGGTTGATGAGCTTTACGCAAATCTACGGTATCCCATGGCGTCACGCCGAGGTTGCCGATTCCAAAGACCAGCGGAGCGTCGAGGCTGCATTGAACTCCATCGGGGCCAATGGTTACATCGTCACGAAGACGGGAACCAAGATCAACGTTCTCGACGCAGCCAAGGGCGGCGATCAACTACCGCAGAAGGTATTGATTGACCTTGCCGACGAGCAGTGCGACAAGTTCATTCTCGGTCAAACCCTGACCAGCGGCACCGCTAACCAGGGGAGCCGTGCACTCGGCGAAGTTCATGCGGACACGCTCGACACCGTGGTTGATGGCATTGCGGATTTCGTGGGCGAAGTGCTTTCGCGCCAACTCATCCCGGCGATCGTCGCGCACAACTGGGGCGAAGGACGCGAGGACTTGCCGGAAATGTGGGTGCGCCGAGAGGAAGCATCCGACTCCAAGGCCAAGGCCGAACGAATGGAGATTCTCGCCCGCCTCAATCTTCCGATGTCGGAAGCGTTTGTCTACGAAGACCTCGGCGTGCCGTTGCCCGCCGATGGAGAGAAAATTTTTAACGTGTCGCCGGATGGTGCGCAGGGAGATCCTGCGCCGGGAGTTGTTGTTTTTCCTCATGAAACAAAGGGGCACGTTAATTCATCACCAGTCACCGCCGCCGCAGCGGATCAACCCGAGAAATTGTCCGACGTCGAGCAACTATCCAGCGCCGTGCTGGAGGGTCTGACAGGCGTGGCCCGCGAATGGCTGGCCCCGGTGCGTCCGATGTTCGACCGACTTGCCGCGCTGGCGATGGCCAAAAACGTGAGCGACGCGGATTTCCTCGCCGCACTGGAAAAGGCGCAAAAGCAACTGCCAGAACTCTTCGATACGCTCGACACCGAGACTTTGCAAACCGCCTTTGAAGAGGCTATCGGCAGCGCAGCCCTCGCAGGCAGCACGCAACGATTCAAGCGGCCATGATCCAAATCAAGGTCAGCGTCACCGACGGCGCGAGCCCGATGCTCAAGCGGGCTATCGCCGCGCTGCGGGGCAGCCAAAGCGCCCAACTCAACGAGCAAGGCGGCCGCGAGGCGGTCAACGCCGCTGTCACCTATCACCGCAATTTCGACAAGTCGGGCGGATGGAGGGGCAAGCGCTACCTTGGATCAGCCAGCGACGGCAGCAGCTATGGATCGGAAGTGTCAGAAGCGTGGAGCTTCCAGAGCTCCGACGAGCGCGGTGCGACGATCGCGAACAACGCCCGTTTTCTTAAATTCAAATCGACCGGCGGCACGGTCAAGCCGAAGCGGACAACTTACCTGACCATCCCGATGATTGCCGAGGCGCGAGGTCGCTCCGCTGCCAACTACGAGGTTTTTGCCCGGAAAAACCTTTTCACGATCAAGGGCAAACGCGCGCTGTTTGAGACCAAAGAAGGCGGGGGACTGCGGGCCGTTTACGCCCTGGTGAAGAGCGTGACGCACAAGCCGTGGCCCGGTGCGCTGCCTCCTAACAATTTGCTTTCAGACGCGTTCATGGATCGGTATCGTCGGAGCTTGCTTGAAATCCTCCAATCATGATTGACGAACCCATGCCCTTCAAGGAAGCTATCGGCTTTCTCGCCGACAAGGAACAACTCCCCGCTGAGTGGGATTCAGCAGGCTGGGCGACGCATGAGCCGGAGTTCCGCAGCCGCGCCTTTTTCTCGGCGCGAGTTGAAAACGCCCGCTTCCTCGACCGTGCGCACTCGCTGCTTTTCGACTACATCGCCGGAGTCAAGGAGACTGTGACCAATCCAGCCGGGGTGAAATCCGAGGCGTTGAGTGTCTTCAACCGTGATCATTTCGTAAAGAAAATGCGCGAGTTCATGGTGGCTGAGGGCATGGCGACTCGGCAGGATTTTTTCGACACGGACCAAAAGGACGTCACCGACATCAAGAGCGAAGCGCGGCTGCGGCTGATTTTTGACACCAACATCCGCCAGGCATACGGCTACGGCCAGTGGAAGCAGGGAATGACACCCGCCACCATCCAGACATTTCCTGCCGCGCGGCTAGTCCGAGTTCGGGGCGTCAACGAGCCACGCCCGCGCCACCAGGAGAATCTGGGCGAAGTCCTGCTCAAGACCGATCCGCGCTGGGCCGAGTTTCATAACGCAAAGGACATCGGCGGTTTTGGCGTGCCATGGGGGCCATATGGCTTTCACTCGGGCGTGACTCAAGAGGACGTCTCAAAGGAAGAGGCCGCACGGCTGGGACTCATGGGCGATAAGCCCGCCGAGGTCGCACCCACGCCCAAGTTTAACGATGATTTATGGGCGTCCGTCCGCAACATGGACCCGGACATCAAGGCTGCACTCATCGCCGAACTGCAAGCTGCGCCGAAGCCACGCAGCCCGCATGAAGCGGCCCGCGAAGCTGTCGCCAAGGTGCGCGCCGCCCAACTCAATGAAGGGCTGCAAGACGCCATCCTCAGCGGCAAGGTGGGCAAGATCGAGAAATACCGCAAGGCCATCGCGGACCTCAACGAGCGGTTTGCTCCGTCCCAAGGATTGCCCGTCACGGATGGCGGCGATTCGATTCTTTTCCCGCAGTCTAACGGATAGGAACGGGGACCACTCCGACAGATAGCATCGGGCACGGATCGGTCATGCAATGCGAGGCGTGAATCGTCTTGTCATCGCCCTCGCCTCCGCGCTGCCCGCCAAGGGTCTGCCGTCGGAAATCGTCTATATCCCCGAGGGCGATAGCCTGATCTATCCGAAAAGCCATCCGAACGGAATCCTCGTGAAGATGGACGCCGACAAGGGCGACACCATCGCGGCTGCATTTCAATCTGACCTGGAGCGACTCGCTAAGGGCAATATCAAGCCGCGTCTCGATTTCAAACACGAGGCCGACGGACCGACCAGCGGCTACCCCACGGGCTTTCGTTATGAAGCCGGGCGCGGCCTGCTTTGCTCGGTCGATTGGTCCGGCGCAGGTGCCGCCGCTATCGAGGGGCGTGACTTCGCTTACTTCTCGCCGCGCTTCGATCTGGCAGACGATCACAGCCCGGCAGGACTCCCAGAACGGGGACCACTCGGAGCATTAGTCAACGAGCCAGCTTTCCGAGAGATTGAGCGCATCGCCGCAAGTGACGCGGGGACGAACTCCACACCAACTACCCACAAAATGTTAATCCTCGCCACTTGCGGCCTGCTTTCCGCTGCTGAAGCCGCCCTGCCCGATGCTGAAAAACTCGCCGCCGACCGCGTTGCCGAAATGACCCTCAGCGACACCGAAAAAGCCGCCCGCATTGCCGAGCTAGAAGCCGAACTCGCCGAACTCAAGGGCGAGAAGGAAGCCGCTGTTGCTGAAGCCTCCGCTGCCCGTGAAGAACGCGCCAAGGGACTCGTCGAAGCTGCCGTTGCTGACGGTCGCCTTGCACCCAAAGACGACGCCACCCACGACGCCTATTGCACCCGCATCGCTGCCGAACTCGCGTCCGGTGAAACCTTCGTGCAGACCGTGCTTGCTGGCCTCGTCAAGCAACACGACGGCCTCGACCAGCCGATCATCGAAGCAGGCCAAGCCCGCCCCGAATCTCTCGTCGCCCGCATCGAAGCCGCGCAGGTCAAGGCCCGCACGGAACTCGGCGAATCCGCCACGTTCTCCCGCGTCTGGGATCGCGCCTCCGAAATTGATCCATCCGCTTTCGCTAACTAAATCCAACTCTAAGAAATACCACCATGTCATCGCTCGCATCTGCATTGCCAATCATCACCCTCCCAGCGGGTGCCGCCCTCTCGCAAGGTCAACACGTCAAGGTTTCCAGCGGCACTGTTGTCGCAGCTGGCACTTCCGGCACCGACGTCGGCCTTGGCATCATCCTTGAAGACGTTGCTTCCGGTGAAGCCGCAGCCATCGCGCTGCTCGGCTCCGGTTCCATCGTTTTCGTCGAAGCATCCGCAGCCATCGCGCTCGGTGCAAAGGTGATGCCTGCCACCACTGGCCGCGTCGCAACCGCTACCTCGACCAACTCCTGCATCGGCGTTGCTCTGCAATCCGCTACCGCTGCTGGCCATCTGATCCGGGTCTGCCTCGGCAATCCATCCGTCACCGTCTAATTCGTAAATACTCAGTTTAACTCGGTTCAACTAGATTAAACCAACACACCTACCACAATGGCCACTCCTGCTAACATCTCCACTCTGAATCAGTTCGCCAAAGGACTGTTCCAAGAAACCGCAAGCCCGCTCGCTGACTTCCTCGCTCCTGTCGTTCAGACGGGTGCCGCGTCGTTCTCGATCCTCGACTACGCCAAACGCTCCGGTCTGCAAGTGCCAAGCGCAAAACGCGCAATCGGCGGCGACTCCACCGCAGTGATCACGGACGGCGAGCGCATCAGCATCTCGCTGGCACCCTACGCGCTCCACGACATCATCGACAACCACGAGCTTGATCTTGCCACCACAGGCGAAGGTTCGCGGATGCTGCGTGAAGCTCGCGTGCGCAACCTCGTTTCGCAAGCCGGTAACAGCCGCCTGAGTGAAACCCTCTCGGTTCTCCGCACGGGCGTTTCCGCTACTGCGAAAAGCTGGTCCTCGTCCACCGACCCAGTGGCAGAAATCGACGCACAAATGGAAGCCCTCGCCAAGAACCTCGGCGTGATCCCTAACCGCGTGGTGTTCTCCCTCGCTGCTTGGAGCTACTTCAAGAACAACAGCAAAACCATCTCGCGCTACCCGAACGCGTCGAAGGTTTCGCCGATGATCCAAGACGTCGGCTCGCTGTTCCTGAACCCTAACACGCAGTGCATGGTCTCCACCGCAACCTTCGACACCCCGGCCCGCACGACCAGCACGAAGAACAACGCCTTGACCGACGCGACGCTTCCAGAGATCTGGATTTACTTCGCAGCGGACAACGCCAACCAGTTCGACGCCTCCGCCTTCAAAACCTTCCGCGTCTCCGCCAACCCATTCGGTGGCGTTCGCGCAATCCAGAAGGATTTCGGTGAAAAAATCATCACGGAATGGACCGAAGCCGCTTATGTGAACAACGCATCGGCCGCCGCTCGTTTCGCCCTGACCCTCAGCTAATCGCTGATTAAAACCCCAAGTTCGGCCCCGCTCGTTTTTACGCGGGTGGGGCCGTTCTCTTTTCTCGCTCATGTCTTGGATCACCCTCACCGCCGCTAACATCAAAGGCCGTCTTGCGAAGGACGAGCTGGAGAGCTATGTGGACGCGGGGGATCAAGCCTCGGATGGCGTGGATACGCTCGCTGAGATCATCCTGCAAGTTACGGCCATGGTGCGCGGCAAGGTCGCCTCCAACCGTGAAAACCTCGTCAAGCTCGGCGCGGTTGGAACCATCCCGGACGAATGCCTATTCGCCGCCTGCACCATCGCCCGCGATGCGCTGGTGGGATCGCTGCCGCTGTCCGAGGGATCGACCGAAACCCGCAAGGAGGAGCTGCGCAAGGCTCATGATTTCCTAGACGCCGTGGCCAAGGGCGACGTGCGGATCGAAGACGCCGCCGGAACCATCCCGGAATCCACCGAGGCCACCACCGTCAGCGGCGGCTCCACCTTCCTCAATTTCTAATGTCCCGCTTTTACGAACAAGCTGACGCAATCTGCACCTCGTTGCAGACGCTGCCGATCCTCGCGGATTGCCGGGTCGTGGTGGATCGTCAGCATGACATCCTCAGCGACCTGCGGAAAGTCATCGGCAAGCAGATCGGCAACCTCGTTTTGGTTTCGTGGACGGGCGGCACCAACAAAGACGTCTCCGCCGACGGCCCGCGAATCGAAAGCGGGTTTTCCGTCACCCTCTTTTCCAAGCCGATCCTGCGCCCCGGAGAAACACCCGCCGACGACCTCGCCGAGGCTATCGCCAACCACCTTCACGACTGGCGTGAGACTGCCGCCACGCCTTACAGCGACCGCCTGATTTGCACCGAGATCACCCCGACCGACGTGCCCGATTTGCTCGCCCATCAGATCAAACTTACCACCCCGTCCCAACTCTGACCCATGGCTAAAAATACTGCATCACCCGACAAGTCACCCGCTGAACCTGCTGCTGTCGAGGCCATGCCCGAAGCACGGAATGTCGCCGTCCAAATCCTCGAAAACGGATTGAAGATCGGCAACGCGATCTGCGGCATCGGCCCTTGCTCATTTCCGCTAACCGCCAGCGACGCAAAGGCGCTGGAAGCCCTCGGCAAGGTTCGAATCGTCGGCCTCTTCTAATCTCACCTCAACATCCAACTCATTAAATTATGGCTGCACCTACCCTTATCCGCCGCGAACTCAAAAACGCCCGCCTGTATTTCATCCCGTCCGGCGAACTCGTCGATGGTCTCACCGTTGCCAATGCTACGTGGCCTGACAACAGCCCGTCGAGCAACTGGACCAGCTACCAGTTCCAAGACATCGAAACGGTCAAGTCCGCAAAGACGATCAAAAGCGAAACCTTCAACGTGCCATCCGACGGCGGCGGCTACTATGAGGACATCGAGGAGATGGTCACAATGCGCAAGTGGACGGCCACCACCCACAAGACCAACAGCTACCTCAAGCAGCTCGAAAACGGTCTTGCCGCTGCGCTGGTCGCGGCCTCCGCCCAATCGCCCGGCGTGAAAGCTGACAACTTCCTCGATGGCGTCATGCTGCTGGAAGTCCAGAACAAGTCCGGCGCGATCATCGAGCGCGTTCAAGTCTGGTCCCGCCTGCGACTCGTCAATGACGGCGACATCGGACCTGCGACGTCCTCGGTTGAGTTCTCACTTGAGCAACGCCCAAGCACGCTCAACACGTTCGTCACCTACGCGTGATTTTGATCCGCGCCGGGGCAGAGTTCAACCCTCTGCCCCGGCTTGATCCTTCCTGGTCACCCTTCACTGATTCCCACCCATGCCATCCGCACCCACTTCAATCTTCACGCCTCCGACCGCCGGAGCGACCACGACCGCACCTGCGAGCTTATTTGATAAAGCCCCGACTGGAGCTATCAACCTCGTCATCAGCGCTGTCACGACTTCCGGCGTGAATGGGACGCTGCACTTTGCCGGGACCAATGCGGGCAAGCCAGTGTGGTCGCGGGACGGCACACAGACCACCAGCACCACCAACCCGATCATGAGCCATGACGGGACATCGTGGAAGCTGGCCCTTGGTGCTACCTACTCAGCAACGAAAGTGAGCCCAGCGGCTGACCCTTCCGCTCTTACCGCGTGGACGTTATCGGTTGGCGTGGGAAGCCCGATAGTTGCTAAAGGCGATGTCGATGCTCCGGATATAGTAAAGGCCAGCTATACCTCACCCACAGTCTCAGCCCCGGCCACAGTCTTCATCCCGTAACGGCTGATGACCTCCTCGATCCATCAAATCGACTTTATACCGGACGATGGCAGCGCCACCGTGCGGATGCTCGACTTTGGGGATCGGATGCAAAACCCGCTGACCTTTCCGGTGTCGGTTTCGGCGGATGCTTACGCGCCGATTGGCTCGACCTATGGTGTGGCCATCCCGAAATGGGGCGCAAGGGTGTCCGTTGAATGGGGACGGCGCAAAAGCCATGCCAGCCACGCGGAAGCCGCCAGTTATGCCATGCGCCACCCGGCGACCATCCCTTACATGACCACGGGGAAGCTGCGCATCGCCGTTGAAGATGGCGAGACGTGGGACTTTCTCGACGCGGTGATTCTCGGCTGCTCCTCGACGCAAGCCTTCAGCGGCAACTTCGCCTCCATGACCAATTACCGGACGGAATCCGGCGACAAGGTGCCTGTCTCCGCGATCACGCTTTTCCAAGGCGTCCGATTCGATTGGGTGCTTCAAAATTGGAACGCCATCACCAACAACTGGGAAGCCCTTTAAGATTCTAAATCTACCAAACCATGCCAGCCAATAGCCTCACAGGATCAAGCCTCTCCTCGACTTACACCCAACTGCTGCACTGCGGAACCGGAACCCTCGCGGCGGGTTTCGCCGTGCGCCTCGGCGACGGGACAGCTAGCCCGCTCACGATTTCATCGACTGGCCTATCTGTTGCCGGGAAGGTGTCCGCTAACCAGTTTCTTGCTAGGTCAGGAGAGCCGGGAGGGAATGGCGTCAACACCAACGGGTATGCTTTCAGTGGCAGCGGTGATGTGGATGGCGGTATGTATTCCACGGCGGATGGATTGATTCAATTTTATGCAAACGCATCGGAGCGTCTAGCAATCGTGGGCGGCGATTCTATCCGTCCCGGATCGAACGGTTTTCAGTCACTCGGCACTGCCGCCTACCGTTGGAGTCAGCTTTTCGCTGCTACGACCACGATCAGCACCTCGGACGCCCGCCAAAAGCAACAAATCCGTCCGCTTTCCGAGGCAGAAACCGCCGTAGCCATCGCCCTCAAGCCTATGCTTCGCGCCTTCAAGTTTAATGATGCCGTGGCAGCTAAAGGCGACGACGCCCGCATCCACATCGGCATCATCGCGCAGGAGGTTGTCGCAGCCTTCGCCGCTGAGGGACTCGACGCCGCCGACTATGCGCTGCTCTGCTACGACGAGTGGGACGCTGTCCCGGAAAAGCTCAACGAAGACGGATCGGTTTCATCCCCAGCTATCGCCGCAGGCAATGCTTACGGCATCCGCTACGAGCAACTGCTGGCTTTCATGCTTGCGGCTCTCTGATCCCCTAAAGCCCCGACCTCATGGCTGACAACGACATCAAAATTCAGATCACCACCGCGGCGGATACCGCGGGAATTGACCAAACGGTCGAGTCGATCAAGCGGGTCGAGGCCGAAGAGCAAACGCTGCAACAGCAGCGAGATGCGCGGACGCGGGGCGCGAAATACGACGACCCGACGGCAGGTGTAGCCATCGCCGCCCGCAAGGAGCAGATCCGCCTGACCCGTGAGCTGGAGCAGGCCGAGCAGGACTTGGTGGACAAGCTCCACATGGAAGCGCGAGCCGCGCAGCAAACGGCGGACGTGGTCGAGGCCAAATCCCGCGTCGCCGCCCGTGCCGCCGGAGCGCAGGCGGGGGAGATCAAGAACCTCGGCCACGTTTTTAATAACGTCGGCTATCAAGTAACCGACTTTGCCGTGCAAGTGCAGGGCGGAACCAGTGCGCTCGTCGCCATGTCCCAGCAGGCACCGCAGGCGGTCGGGGCGCTGACCATGCTTCGGGGCGCAACCCTCAGCCTTGGGGCCGTGATGTCGTTTGCCCTCTCACCATTAACGGCGATTAGCATCATTATCACAGCGCTGGCTATCGGCTGGCGGGCAGTAAGCGGGGCCGTGAAGGAAATGACGGATGCCACCAAGGCGAGCGACAAGGCGATCCGCGCCAACGCGGAGGCCACGGAGTACATGCGCGTGCAGCAGGTTAAACTGCGCGAGGAGGTAATGCGGGAATTCGTGGCTGATGAATACAAGCGTGAAGCCGACGAGCTGGAGCGGCAGGCCAAAGCCATTGAGCGAATCAATCAGCTAAGGACCGCGCTGGGCAATATTGAGTTACAGCGGGCCAATCAAGAAATCGCCATTGCCAAGCAGCGCGAGGGGCAAACGAACTCGCAAACAGGCCAAAAATACGACGTGGGCATGGCTGAAGCCAACGCGCTAGCCGTCCAACTGCGCACCGGAATCGCCGCGCTAAACGGCGAGCTGGGCGCGGCGCAGAAGGGGGCGGAAATCGCCCAAAAGGCAGCCGACGCAGCAAACTCGGCGTATCAAACGGCGATCAATACCAACGACACAAAGCAGAAAATTGAAGAGTTAGGCGGACTGCTCGACACAGCCAATACCGACGCGGAATCAGCCAGACAGGCGTTTGCCGACACGACCCAGAAAGTCACTGCACAGCGCGGTGTATTGCTCAACGAGGTTGAGATCAAACTGAGCGAAAAGGAAGCCGATTCATCGCTCAAGGTGACAGCCGCCGCCACCAAGGCATTCGATGGGGTTTACGCGTCGCTCAAAGACGCCGTCGCCCAAGGGCCGGTCGCTGCCGTCGAACAAATCAAGGTCGAGGTCGGAACCGTCACCACGGCGGCGACCACCAAAGCCACCGAAGTCAAAACCGCCATCGACGGCGAGCGCACAACCACGGTCGCCGCGATCCAAACACTAACGCCCAACCCGCAGGACACGCAGGCCATCACCAAGGCCGTGCAGGACGTCGGTAAGGGACTCTCCGAGCAGGGCGACGCCTTCTTGTCTGCGCTCAACGGCCTGACCTCTGGCATCTCCTCTATCAACAACCGGATCAACCAGCAGCAGTCGCAGATTAACCAACTCTTCTCGATTGCCCGATGAAACCGACCGCCCCTTACTACCTCTCCGGCGAGGCTGGCAAGTCCCTGGACGAGGTGCAGATTTCGCTGGCCGACCTTTGCTGCTACAACGCGACGCTTTCGCTGCGCTCGCTGGATGTTGACACGCTGACGTTTCAAATCCTCGGCAGTCGCAGCAAGGTCATTCCCGACGACGGCCAATGGATCAGCCTCTACGACGGGACGGGCACGCGTTTGTTCAGCGGCATCGCCAAACGCACCTACACCCACCCGCAGGGGATTTACTCCTACGAGGTATCCAACGTCTATCTTGGCCTGTCCCAAACCAGCTTGCTGAGTGCAAATGGTCGCCCCTACGTCACCTATGACCAAGGCGACCTGCGGACGAGCCTGCTGTCCATCCTTGCTGCGGCCACGGCGGAAGGTCTGCCCATCCAAGCGCCGACGCTAGCATCCACTCCGGCAATGTTCACGGTCCCGAAAATGTCGTTCCGCGCCTCGTCGCTCGCGGGAGCCTTGGAGGACGCGCTCAAGTGGGCACCCGATGTGACGACGCGGATGGACTACGCGACCAGTCCGCCGACGCTGAGGTTTTACGCTCGCACGGCCAGCAGTTCGGTGACGATCAATCTCGACGGCCAAAACCACCACGCCACCGCCGTCCAACTCGCGGCATGGCCCGAGGCGCGGGCACTCTCCGTGGCGTTTGTTTATGCCGAGCGCAACGGGAGCAGCGCGGTCAATTACCGCGTGCAACAGGCAGGCGACGACACGGCCGAAGCACGGCGGAAACTGAGTATTTATTTATCAGGGTCAGAGCGCACGGACATGATGGTGGGGGAGGCCGTGGCAAGCGCCAACACTGCAATGATAACGGCAAACAATGCGGTTGCCGCCATTAACGCGCAGCTTGCAGCAAACGCTGCATCTGCTGCCCAGACATTAACATCCCAAGCAACCTTAATCGTTAATTATAATATAATAAAAAGCAACGACTTGAATGGTGGTTTGGCGTCAGCCATCCAATTGAACTCATCTTTTATTATGGGGATGTCCTCTTCCTCTTTAACTTTGTATGGCGAAGTGGGATCAAGATGGACATTTTACAATTTCGGCAACCCAAGCGCACAATTTGGTTATGGATCAAAGACAGTCACTCCAATATCTGGCAGGCTTATAAATAATGACGGGTCAACCGCATCTGGGTGGTATCCTGTGGCGAGTGGTGCTATTAGCAATGAGCAGTTAGCAACGGCGGGTGCAATCTTGTCGACGAAATATTATGAAGGATGGCTCGAGCTTGATGTCACAGTTGGAGATAATCCGTATGACAACAGAAATCCTAGAGGTCGTATATTTGAAGACACAAATGACAGATTGTATATTGACGGCTGGACAACTAGCAATATTAGTTCTTCATCATATAAAAGGATGCTTTATTACAAGTATAGAATAGCTTGTAGCGCCATCAATATGCCGATTTCACAATTAGCAGCCGCAGTGACCGCCGCAAGCAGTGTTGCGTCAACTGCGTTGATCGAACGCGCTGAATTCGTTTCGGCCCCACCGAACCTCGCGGAAGACTACTTCGCCCGCCAAGACTGGACACCCTACAAGGGCAGCTTGTCACTTGACCCCAAAGCCGCCGATTTCCCGGAGCCGGGCGACTACCTCAACATCGCAGCGGACACAACGCCTGCCGAGTGGGCGAGCATGGCCGCGCCCGTTTCAGAGCTGTCCATCGACCTCTCGACCGGAGCGGCGGAAGTCAAAATCGGCCCATCGCCGCGCATGGATTTCCAAAGCCTGATTGACCGCCTCCGCATCCCCGTCGAAGACAATTATCAAGCAGGCTAGCGCAGCGGGGACCACCGCCAAACCTCGCCGCCGATCCCGATCCAACGCTTAATCCCACCCGACCCATGAGCAGCCCCTTTTCCCTCTATTCTGGCGACTCGAAAACGCTAACGATCCCGTTGACTCTCGACGGTTCGGCATTCAATCCGGCTGGTTTCCTGCTGATTTTCACGGCCAAGAAATCCGTCACCGATGACGATTCCAAGGCGTTGATCCAAAAGGTCACGGGCACGGGCCTGACCGTCAGCGGCACCACCGCAACGATTGCGCTAGTCCCGCAGGACACGGCAAGCCTCGCCCGCGAGAACCTTTTCTGTGACATCCAAGCGCAAAACCTAACGACCGGAGCCGTGGCCACCGTGGCGTTCTTCCGCCTGCGGATTGACCGCGACGTGACCCGCTCAACCACGACCAGCATCCCCGTCGTGACAGCCGCCCCCGGCGTTCCCATCGGCCCAACTGGCGCGACTGGCCCAGCTAACAGCCTTTCCATCGCGGGCGTCAACACCGGAGCCGCTGGATCAAGCGCGAGCGTTACCGTGGGCGGCACCGCACCAAGCCAGACACTCGCTTTCACCATCCCGCGAGGGGACAAAGGCGAAAAAGGCGACACTGGCACGCTTTCCGTCGGCTCTGTCTCAACGGGTGTGGCAGGATCAGACGTGGCTATCACGAACAGCGGCAGCGCAAGCGCGGCGACCTTGAATTTCACCATCCCGCGAGGCGATGTCGGAGCGACTGGTCCGACTGGACCCGCCAACAGCTTGTCCATCGCAGGCGTGACCACAGGCGTAGCAGGATCAGACGCTTCCGTCACCATTAGCGGGACTTCGCCAGCTCAAACGCTGACTTTTGAGATTCCGCGAGGCGACAAAGGGGACGCTGCCACCGTGGCATTGGGCAGCACCATAACGCTTCCCGCAGGTTCAAACGCACTTGTGATCAATTCTGGCGATCCAAGCGCAGCAATTTTTAACTTTAGAATTCCGCGCGGCAACGTGGGGGAGACGGGAGCAACCGGAGCAGCGGCCACTGTGGCGCTTGGCAACGTCGCGACAGGTGCAGCTGGATCAAGCGTCGCAATCACTAACACCGGGACAACCGGCGCGGCGGTTTTTGACTTCACGATCCCACGGGGCGACGTCGGAGCGACTGGCGCAACAGGTGCAGCGGCGACCATCTCACTAGGGGCCGTCGACACGGGAGCTGCGGGAAGTTCGGTGTCCATCACCAATTCTGGCAATACCAGCGCGGCAACATTCGATTTCACGATTCCGCGAGGCGATACAGGCGTGACTGGCCCAACCGGCCCACAGCCGTCGCTGGTGATTGCTGGCAACGCGGGGACGGCGATCACGCTGGCCGATGCCGACAACAACACGGTGGTTCGTTGCACCTCCGCCACGGCGGTGACGATCACGATTCCATCGACGCTCGCCGCTGGATTTTCCTGCATGATCATCCAAGCGGGCGCGGGACAAATCACTTTTGCCGCAGGCTCTGGCACCACGCTCAACTCGTTCGGCGCACTCGTCAAAACCGCTGGCCTGCACGCGCCTGCGTCGATCATGCAGGTCGCGTCGGCAACCTACAATCTGAGCGGCAACCTTGTATGATGATCCTGCAACAGACTCGCGGCGCATTATCAAGCGGCGATCAATGCTCGCTGGATTTGCCATTTGCAGAGACGAAATCACTGGCCGCTCGGATCGGACCGACCCCGACTTTCACGCGGGGATCTGGCGGCAGCTACATCGGCAGCGATGGACTGATCCACGGCATCGACACATCGACAAGCTCAGTAGTATTCGGGACAGGCAGCCGGACATTCATTCTGGAGGCGACCGCTGGACAGGATCAAATGTGGCGCAGTGGTGATGCGGTCGAGGCATCGAACGCTGCTGGTGCGTTAATGGTCGGAACTGTTACAAGTTACACACCAAGCACTCAGTCACTTGTATGCAGTATGACAAGCGGCACAGGGACTGGCACATTTGCCGCATGGCGGATAGCTTTTCGAGGCCCGCGCTTCGATCACGATCCGCTCACGCTGGACTGCAAGGGATTGCTCATTGAGGAGTCTAGGACTAATTTAGTACCAAGATCTGAGAGGTTTGATGATTTAGCTTGGACACCAATTCGTTTAGTATCTCAACCAGCCTCTAACACAGACATCTCTCCTAGTGGGCAACTTACCGCAGAAAAACTAGTTCCGTCATTGTCGGTAGGCGATCATCGCATTGACAGAGCATCCGTGTCAGGGTTGATTGTTGGCACTGTATACACAGTTTCAGTCTTTGTTAAGGCTTCTGGATATACTGGTTTTGGAATAAACGTAAGTTCTTCGCCGTCTCCGTATGGGGCAACTTTTGATTTAGCAACTGGAACAGTTTCAGGCACACAATCTGGATGGAAAGCAAGCATACAACCATATCCTAATGACTGGTATAGATGTGTCGCCACCTTCACGTTCTCGTCTGGTACTCGAATATACTTTGCTGTTGGACAAACTGGAACGAGCTTTAGTTATGCTGGGAACGAAACCAGTGGCATCCTTATTTATGGCGCACAGGCTGAAACAGGGGCATTCCCCACCAGCTACATCCCGACCATCACCGCAAGTGCAGTTCGGAGCGCGGATGTTTGCTCGATCACTGGGGGTGCTTTTAATGAGTTCTACAATCCACTTGATGGAACTATTGTTGCCGCTACATTAGCTCTTGGGTTTTCCACTAGCAACAATGCAATATGCAGCGTTGATTCCGGGACAACTATTATCATGCGTATTTTTCATCGCTCAGTACAGAGCAACAGGCTTTCATCCTCTGTATCAAGTATTCAAGCAACACCAGCGGCAAATTACAATACTGCCAACGCAGAGTATAAATCTGCTTTGGCCGCTAATGCTGATGGTGCAGACTTCGTTATTAATGGAACACAAATACCAGATGTTTTCACTGGATCTTCATTGTCCGCTGACAGCTTGAAGTTCTCGGGAATCTCTGCCTCCACTTCCAATAACATTATTTCATCTTTCAGGTATTACAAAAAGCGCCTTTCCAACGCGAAACTCCAAGCCCTGACGCTATGATCGACTACCTACTCAAATTCCCGTCCAAACAGGTTGCCGAGCAGTTCGGCATCGCCAATGGGTTCGCTGCGGTGGACGAGTCCGGCGCGGTCGTCTCGACGCTTGCGACGCACACCTACGCGCTGCACGAAATCGGGGAGCACAATGGCAGCGACTTCTGGGTTTTGTTCCGCGATCTGGTCGGAATCCCGATCCCAGCGGGTGGCGAGCAATTCATTTTCTGGTCGTCGGCGTCCAGCCTTGACCGACCGACCGACGGCACCACCGCGCCAAACGTGTTTTGGGCGTAAATCCTCGGCCACGATCGGGCAGAGCATTAGCGCGGCACCAGGGCAAATGATGAAACGGGAAACAGACGCATCCGAAAACATCCGGGCGGCAGCGCCGGCGATCTAGGGCTCAGTCGAGACGGTAGACGGGCGGCTCGTCGAGGAGAGCTTCGACACGTTGGGTGCGGGAGCTGGTAGCCGGGGCCCTGTCTTTTTTTAATTCGGCAAGCTGAGCCTCAAGAAGCGCAACTTTGCGCCGCTCTAGTTCGACCGCCTGCTGTTTTTCATTTTTAACCGCCGACCCCTCACCTGGAGGAAGGATGGCGACAATGATGCAGCCAATCGGGCCGAGAAGAGCACCGAGCGCCATGCCCTTCTTGCCGTTTTTTTTGCCACCGAGGTCGCCGATAGCGCAGCCAACGATGCCGAAAATCAAACTGGAGATGACGAGGGGGACGAGGAATTCCATGGCCGAATGTCCTGTTTTTCTGGGTTTTTGTCCATCCAAAATCAAACCAGCTTCTTGTTGGATGCAACGATAGATCACCTCAATAAAAAGGTGTTCCCTGAGAACATCGGGGAACACCTTTTGTAACTAATTGGTAATCAGTAGTTGAAAGAGTGGAGGCGAGGGGAGTCGAATCCGTCTGATGGGTCTCCGCCTGTTTGACGCGAGGGCGTGAAATGTTGAAAAATCAAAGGATTGTGAAAAACAAGAATGCGTCCTACTCCGTGGCGGATTTACTAAAACGAGAACATTCCGAGAACACTAACAGATTTCTAACAACTATCTGATAGAAACGGGCAAAACCGAGGGGCAAAATGTTCTCAAATGTTCCCGTGCATTAAGTATTAAAATGGAAGGCGAGGGGGGATGATCCCCGATCACTAACGGCGCAGCACGTCGAACCATTCGCTTGCCTCGTCGGCTCCCTTGGCGTCGTTGTAGCTGGCCTTGGCTTCGGCTTCGGAGTTGCCAGCTTCCATGGCGGTTTGGCCGAGGCTGACGATGGCGGCGCGGTAGCTGATGAAGCTGTGGCGGATGGCGTTGGATTTCCATCCACCGATGAGGGTGCCGAGCCGGACGGTCTCGGCTTGGGCGTCTTTGCCTTTTCCGCGTTTGGTGGGGGCGTGGGTTTGGTGGATCGGGCCGGAATCGCGTTTGATTTCATAGAGCCACGAGCGGAGGGCGGGCAGGATGGGGACGACGCGGCGGCGCTTGGTCTTGGCGGTTTCAGGCCTGATGATAATGAGGTCGCGCTCCCATTTGAAATCAGACCAATCGAGTGGGCTTTTTTTGCTGCCGGGAATGGGGGAAATCTCATCGGTGCGGACACCGGCAAAGGCGGCGGTGGCGAGCCACGGCAGGAACTCGGGATTGACGTTGTCGAGTAGCGTCCGCAGTTGCTCCGGTTGGTAGGTTTCGGGGATGCTATCGGCGACGATGGGCGTGCTGGTTTTTTCGGCAGCGGTCTCGCCTTCTGGAAGATAACCCATGGATCGGCACCAGCGGAAGAAGGTGACGAGGGAGGCGCGCACGTTGCGGCGGGTGCGGTTGCTGTGTTTCGGATTGGCCGAGAGGTGGCTTTCGATCTGAGAAACGGTGATGGAGGCCAGCGAGCAGTCCGCGAAACGAAGGGCGATGGGTTCGAGGTGCTTTTTGAGGGTTTTGACGTTTTGGGTGGAGTTGCCCTGGTTAGCTTTTTTGATGGCGATGAATTCGTCGACAGCTTCGGGGCATGGCTTCTCGGGCTTGGCCTTGGATCTCCATGTTAGGAACTCGTCGACGAGTGCCAGCTGCGGGTCCACTTCCAACAGGCGGCGCAGCGCGCTGACGACGTTGGGGGCGAGATCATTGAGATTGAAGGTTCCCGTGGCAATGGACTTTGCCGCATTGAAGGCGGCCTCCTTCGCATCTGCCAGCACGGCGCGGGTGACTGACCGGCGCTTGTGGGTGATCGGGCAGTGGTAGGTGGCGCGCCAGTAGGAGCGGCCCGATGGATGAGTCCATGGTTTGACCTCGATCGTTACAGAGCCTGATTTGACGGTGTAATTTGCCATGGTGCGCGGCTAGTTGAAGCGGGGATCACAGGATTTGCAGCCTCTGCGGAAAAATGGCAGAACATTGAGCTTGCTTTTTGCGATTTTATCCAACTTTAAGGCTGAGAGGCTGAGAGGCTGAGAGGCTGAGAGGCTGAGAGGCTGAGAGGCTGAGAGGCTGAGAGGCTGAGAGGCTGAGAGGCTGAGAGGCTGAGAGGCTGCTAGATGGGTGTGGAAACGGGGGGATTGGACGGGTCGAACGCTCAAGCCTGTTTTTCGACAGAAGGGATTTTTGAATCAGGGACAAGGGTGATGGGCGAGAGGATATTTTCCGGGCTGATGGACGCGACGAAGACGGCCTCGATGCGGCCGCCGTCCATGGTCTGGACTTCGGGGAAATCCGGGTTGGTGGATTCGAGGATGGCGACCTTGCCGAGGCTGTTGGCTTCCTCTCCCGCCTTGGCTTTGCGGTAGGCGAGTTTCTTTAGGCTGAGGCCGTAAGCATCGGAGTAGACGACGAACTTCCCTTGCTTGGGGTGGTTTCCTGCTGTGAGCCGCTGAACGACGATGGTCGAGCCATCGGCGATTTTTGGCTCCATGGAGTGACCGAAGACGCGGAGCGCATAGCAGTCGGTGGGGTAAGCGTTAGCCACGGGGATCGGCTCGTGGGGAGCGTCGCTGGAGATCGGCGAACCGGCAGCGATGCCGCCGCAGAGGTCGATCCAGTGAGAGGGATGGGAGGCGAGGGGAGGGATGGAAGAGCGCGCGATGATGCGCTGGGTTTCTTCCTGCTCTGCTTGGTAGACTGACTGGATGGCGGTGATGGCCCAATCGGCAAGGATCTGCCCCTTGGCGAGAGCGGCTTTTGACCAGGCTTCGTTTTCTTCGGGCGTGGTTTTGATGACGAGCACCGATTCGACGGGTTTGGATACCGGGGGCTTTTCCTCTGGCGCGGCCATAAGCTGGGCAATCCGGATCAGTTGTTTTGGCGGCACGTCGATAGAGGAGGATAACCAACGATCGACAGTTATTTTTGCGACTCTGCACGCATCGGCAAGCCACGCTCTGTTGCGGTCTGGATGCTTGAGCCAGATTTTGATTTGGTCTTTGGTTGGGTTCATTTGCCAAAAAGTATCCGATTTTCAGGTAAAAGAAAAGTTTTTTAACTTTTCGGATGTTTTTACTTGTCTTGATTATCCGATACGGATAATTCCCGTGCATGTCAGCAACGCTTGATCTTCCGATAACCCTGAAACTCCTCACACCTGAGCAAATCACTTGGATCGCCGCTAAGAGCGCCCAACTGGGCTTGAGCACGGACGAGGTCGCTAAACAGCTTATTGCCACCGCTGCTGCTGCTGCGGGATTCACTCCAAGCGAAGGGGGGGAGGCGTGAGCCCAATCGAAGAGCGCGAGCTTGAGCGTGAGATTGCCGATGCTGCTAAGCGCCGAGCATGGAAGGCGGACCTCGAAAAATCACACCGGGAGAAAATCAGCAATTCATTCTCTGAATCTAAAAAAAGCCGTTTAGCAGGAGAGCGGGATTTTTGCCATGATTCATGTCAGTCAGTTAGGCCACAAAAAATTTCGGGCGGCAGTTTTATGCATATTCAACTCCTAGGAGGTGAAGCGTGATCACCCTTTCCGAAATGCAGCTCAGCGAGATCATCGCCGGTGCACGTTGCGGACTGGTTGAGCGACTGCTCACAGAGCGCCGAGACGATTTGGAGCTGCTGACTCCGGTGCAGGTTTGCGGGCTGTTGAACGTGAACCAAAAGACGCTGGACACGCTGAAGGATGGTCCTCCGCGCGTCACTATCGTGGCGGGAAGCGTCATCCGCTACCGCGCTTGCGACGTTGCCTCATACATCAAGCGGAGGAGGGACGCATGAGCACCTACTCTGCCAAAATCGCCGCGGCGCGCTGCTGCCGGTTCTGCGCTGCCAGTTACCTGATCGAGCCGGATGTCTGGCTGACGGGAACGATGGAGGAGCTGCAAAGCTCGATTCCCGAGGCCGTCGTCGACCAGCAGGAAGAGGATGGCTGGGTGGCGGGTGCCTGCCCGTTGTGCGCCTTCGCCCGCAGCGAGGAGTTGCACGCCGAGGCCCACGCCGACGACTACCGCGACGACTGGGAAGGGGGCAATGCGCCATGACCCACTCAGCCATCGCTGCCAGTTACTCGGACACGGCGCTGCTCGGAGCCATCCGCGATCTGCGCCGCGCCTCTTACCTCTGCCCATGGGGGCGAGAACGCCTTCCAGCCCTTGAGGCCGAATCCCGCAAACGCCAAACCCAACCACTCTCCCAATCGAAGCCATGAAAATCCCACAAATCCTCGTCAATCCGCCCGACTGGCTCGCCGTTCTGATCTCCGCTGCCCTCGGGCTGCTGTGGTTGGTGGCGATGATCGTCGGAAAAAACCTCGTCGACCTGATCCGATGACCTCCGAATTTATCACTTACCTGGTGAGCGCCTCGCTCATCTCTGCCGCCATTGGATTCATGGCCTGCGCGCTCATGTGCTCGCGGTTGATCCAAGGCCAAGAGGACGAATTATACCGGATGATTCGAGACCTAGAGGACGAATTGGACCAACACCAAACCAAGGACAACGAGCGATGACCCAGTCCGATCTATTCACGCCGGTGGTGGCTGACGCCGAGGTCGGCGAGTTGGTGGAGTATTTGCTCAACCGTCCGGGATTCCACACGGCGGGCGAGTTGTCCAAGAACTTCAACTGTCCCGACCGGAAGATCCGCAAGCTGGCGGAAGCGTCGGACGGCTACGTCGTGAGCGGTCCGGGTTCGCCTGGCTACTGCCACATTGCCCATTGCGACGCGGAGCGGATCGCCCACATCGCCAACACCCTCCAATCGCAGGCCCGCTCGATGATGGCCCGCTCGATCCGGCTGCGCAACCGAGCGCACGCGCTGATCGGCTGATCCTTTTCTTTAAAAATGAAACCAACAAACAACAGATGCACACAAGAATCCTAGAACTCCCCGCAGTCCCGCAGTCGAAAAAGATCGACGCGGAGGCGACGGAAATCGCCCGCAATGTCATTTCGCTCATCGCGGAAAACGAAGAGGCGATCAACGACCTGATGGTCAACTGCGAAGACGAGAAGGTGACGATCTCCTTCGCTGTCTCATTCGACCTCGGCAAGAACCAGATGAAGACGCGGCTGTCGTTTTCGGTCAAGCACGGCAGCGAGATCAAGCAGTCGATTCCGAATCCTGACCAGGGGGATTTATTCAACGAGGAGAACCCTTATTCGGTCGTGAAGATCGGGCTGCCCGATGGGGCGAATCTGAATGTGAACACGCTGGAAATCGAAGAAGGGGAGCCATGCGAGTCATGGGAGGAATGGGAAAACACGCCGGAGGGGAAGCTGTTGTTGGCGTTGGATGGCCTGACGTCGCCCCTGCTTGGCGTTAACCAAAAGCGTCAGACTGAGAGAGAAAATACAATTAACGAGTTCGTCGAGTTCAACGGCGAGGCGGCGATGTTCGAGGTCTGGCGACTGGTCAGGGAGCATGGTTTCCCGAACCCGATCCGCGAGGAGATCGCGGCGCGCTGCCAAGAAATCGACCCCACGGGAACTTTCCACTGAGAAACTGAAACACGAACCAAAAACTAAAAATGAGCACACAACTACAAGTATCACCACCATCCGCCTTGGTCCTTATGGCATCCCGCTGCAACGTCGATCCGGCGAAGCTGCATTCAACGCTGAAAAACACAGTCTTCAAGGGGGCGACCGATGACGAGCTGTTAGCCCTGGTCGTCACGGCCAACACTTACGAGCTGAATCCACTGCTCAAGGAGCTTTACGCCTTCCCTAAAAAGGGCGGGGGAATTTCGCCGATGGTCGGCTTTGACGGCTGGATGAAGATCATCAACCGCCAGCCAAACTTTGATGGGTTGGAAGTGGAGGTTTACGGCGAGGGCAAGACGCCGACGCACGCGACGTGCGAGATATTCTTCAAGGACCGCAGCCGCAGCGTCAAGATTACCGAGTATTTCGAGGAGTGCAAACGCGGGACTGACCCATGGAACCAGATGCCGCGGCGGATGCTGCGCAACAAGGCGGTGATGCAAGCGGGCCGCGTGGCCTTCGGGATCGGCGGCATCCACGACGAGGACGAGGCGGCGGACATCGGGATTCGCAACGTGACTCCTGCTAAAACCTCTCGCGCGGTGATCGATCCATTCAAGGGATCGGGGGAAGTCACCGAGGCGCGTCCACTCATCGAATCGGCAAAGGCCCGCAAGGCGAAGGACGAGGAATCCGCGGTGCCGGATTTGGAGAACATGGAAAACGCGCCGTGGGGCGACGAGGAGGAAACCCAAGACCTGATCTGAACCGATGAAAACCGAAATACTAACACTCGCAATCGAGGCCAAGGGCGAGGTTATTTCCTCGAACTTCCCCGCCTTCGCGGGAATGGTCAGGGCGCGGCTGGCGGATATCAACCGCGAGCTGGCTACCGATGAAGACTTTGACCAGGCGGATTCCGACGCGAAGGCGATCGCGAATGCCGAGGCCGCGCTGAAAGAGGCGAAGGAAAAGGCGCTGGCGGACGCGGAGCAGTTGCACCAGTTGTTCGAGCAGATCGACGGGCTGAGCGGCGACCTCGCCAAAGCGCGGCTGGACCTGACCAAGCAAATCACCAAGCGCAAGGAGGAGGTCAAGGCCGAGCTGGTCGACGCGGCGCTGGCGGGATTCGACATCGACCCAGCCATGGCGCGGCGGGAGTTTACCAAGGCAATCGCTGAAGCGATGAAAGGCAAGCGGACCGTTGAGACGATGCGCCAAGCGGCGACGGTTTATGTGACGATCCGCCGGGCGACGATTCACAAATCACGGGCAGCGATTGAATCCTTCGAGGCTGCGCACGGCGCGGAACTGACGATGGACAAGCGCGAGCTAGAGCTGAAAACACCGGACTCGGTCGATGCTGAGTTGCGGCGGCGGTTTGAGGCAGCCAAGGCCGCGAAGGAAGCGGAACAGCTCCGCGCTGAAGTGGCAGCGGCTAAGGCGGAGGCTGACAAGGCGAACGCCATGCGGGAGGAAGCGGCCAAGCCCGCAGTACCACCGGCAGAACCGAAAGTGGGAAGCCAAGCCCCCGCCATCGATGGCGAGGCCATGACGGCAGACGCTGAATGGTTCGCGTTCAAGGCGGCAGCGATTCTCGCCTTCGCCGAATTGAAAGCGGCTCGCGGAAAATTGACGCACTCGAAAAACACCGCCAAGGCCCAAGGGCTCGCGAACGGCTTCAACGCCGTATGGAAGGAGTGGGCATGAAGGTTTGGCCAGACATGGAACAACGCAGCGAGGCATGGTTTGCCGCGCGTGCGGGCAGACCGACAGCGTCGAACTTTTCGCGGTTGCTGACGGCGACGGGCAAGGATTCGTCACAGTGGCCAAGCTACGCGATCGAGCTGATCGTGCAGTGCATCCGGCCAGACGAGATCAACTTCGAGGGGAACAAGCACACCGACCGCGGCAACGAGCTGGAACCCGAGGCGCGCGAGTTGTTTTCCGAAATCATGGATCTCGAGACGCAGGAGGTCGGCTTCATCACCCGCGATGACGAGGTGATCGGCTGTTCACCCGATGCGCTGGTCACGCTGCCGGACTCGGACGAGTGGATTGCCGGGCTGGAGATCAAGTGCCCGCTGGCGAAAAACCACGCGGCCTACCTGCTAGACGGCAAGGTGCCGGATCAATACATGGCGCAGGTTCACGGGTCGATGGCGGTGACCGGCTTGGATTACTGGTATTTCATGAGCTATTGCCCAGGACTGCGGCCGTTCATTCTGCGGGTCGAGCGCGACGCGTACACGGACAAGCTGTCTGACGCACTGGACCGATTCCTCATCTACTATGCGGAGGCACGGAAGACGATTCTGCCGCAGTTGGTGGAAGGAGGCGCGGCATGATTGCCTTTCATCTCCCGATCGTCCCGCCCAAGGCGACCTCGCAAACCAAGCGGCTGGTCATGGTCAGCGGCAGGCCGCAGTTCTTTCCGAAGAAGGAGCACGCCGAGGCCGAGAGGGACTTGCTGGCGCTGTGCGCGGCCTACGCTCCGAACGCGCCACTGAGCGGGCCGATCCAGCTTCAAGTGGACTTCGTGTTCCCCTGGCGCAAGTGTGAGACCAAGAGGCGTCGATCATGGCTCAAGCAGCCCAACGATAAGCGGCCCGACTGCGACAACCTCGTCAAGCTGGTGGCCGACGTGCTGACCAAGCTGCGCTTCTACGGTGATGACGGGCAAGTCTCCACGCTGATTGTCTCCAAGAGCTGGGGCGACCGCGTCGGGATCTCCGTCGGCATCGAATCCATTCAAACTTTCTAACAAACACCACAAACACAACCATGGCAAAATCACAATACACCCACGACGTCGTCGCAACGACTGGCGAATATACCAACCAGAGCGGCGAGAAGAAAAAGGAATACACCAACGTCGGCAAGGCGTTCACGGACGACCAAGGGCGAATCTCGATCAAGATGAAGACGATCCCCGTCGGCCCCGAGTGGAGCGGCTGGTTGTCGCTCTATCCGGCAAAGGAGCGCGAGCCACAGGGCGCACCGCAGAGACCGACGCAACGCTCGATGCCGCCGGCACCGGTAGCGGTTGAACATGGCGAGGATGATGACATCCCGTTTTGAATAGAACTCGAACGCTAACCTTTGAAACACGATGGCCGGAGATTGGATAAAAATTGAACACGCGCTGCCGGACAAACCGGAAGTGATACAGATGGCGGACTTGCTCGGGATCGACCCTGACGCAGTGGTCGGCAAGCTGCTGCGTTTTTGGAATTGGTGCGACGTTCAGTGCGTAAATGGTAACGCTCTCAGCGTTACAAAAACGTTTCTCGACCGTATCACGTTTTGCAAAAACTTCGCGGCTGCGATGATCAGCGTCGGGTGGCTGATCGAGGACGGCGAAACCTTAAGCATCGCCAACTTTGACCGCCACAACGGGAAAACCTCTAAACTAAGGGCTTTGGCAAATCGGCGCGTCGCAAAAAACCGACAATGTAACGCTCCAAGCGTTACAAATGTAACGCTTCCACCGTTACAAAAAGCGTTACCAGAGAAGAGAAGAGAAGAGAAGAGTTTAGAAGAGATAAATAACCCCGTCGCCGGTGCCGAGGCGCTTTGCACGATCGAACAGGCGAAAGCCTACGCCCCGAGTGTGAAATTCACCGAGCCCGAGGCGGAACGCTGGTGGCATACGCGCAACGCCAGCGGCTGGACCAAAGGCAGCGTGAACGGTGGGGCCGCCAGGCGGATCACGTCGTGGCAAAGTGACATGGCCACCAGCGCGGGCTGGGTGAAGCAGAGCGCGAGCTACGGCCAAGGCCAAAACAAGAGCAGGCCGCAGCACTTTGCGGGGATCGTGGAAAATCTGGAAATACCGACATGAACGAGAATCGAAACATCAACGATGCGGCAGACTTGGCCGCTGGCATGGCTCAGGCTTTCGACAAGCTCATCGAACGCGCTCCCGAGGGCATGGACGGCGGCAGAGGTGCTGCGGGCGATTCTGAGGCGCTTTCTGGCGCAAGAGTGAATCTGGTGCGCCAGTCGTCAGGCTGGGGCGAGAAATACGTCACGCCGATCGAGCTGACGGGCGACCGCTGGCACGCAGTGTTTGCCGAGGCGCAGGGGCTGGTGGCGAATGCGGCACTGGTGGCGTTCATCGGCGGACGCGGGCCGGGCAAGACGCAAATGGCGGCGGAGATCGCACGGGCGGGGCGCTGGCCGCTGGACGCTGGCGAATGGATCGGCGGACACGATGGCAGGATACAACGCGACCAGACAGCGCTTTACCGGCGGGCGATGGACGTTTTCCTTGATCTGCGGGACGCCAACAAAAGCGGCTCCAAGGTGTCAGAAAAGGACGTGCTAGCGAGGCTGGAGAAACCGGGCTTGCTCA